GGGCATTGCATGACGATGGCGAAGTGGTAGGCCTAGTCTCGGACGGGGAAACTACAAGTAAAACCGGTCATAGAAGGTTATCCCGGCCTAAAGCGGGCACTGGTGAATATATTCATATACTTCAACTCACTACTGCTCAGAAATTTAGCTTAGCCAAACTCTAAAGTCTGCACGTATTCCGAATAACGCCCTGCGATATGTAGGGCGTTTTCGTTTCGGGAAATAGTCTTAAGCCTTGCTGATATTCATGCATGTATGTCCATTCGGCACTATGCCGCTCTATGGAAGCAGGCATAAACCCAATAACTGGCGACTTGACGGGGCAGCGTATCAATACGCTGGGCAACGCCGTTTACATCCGCCTCATAACACCCCTCGGCACCTGGTGGAAAGACACCACCGTGGGCTCCCGCCTGCACGAACTGAAACGTTCTAAAGACCTACCACGGGTCGGCAAACTCGCCAAGCAATACGCTGAGCAGGCGCTCCAGCCGCTGCTCGATGACGGCCGCGCCCTGGACATCACCATCACCGTCGAGCAGCCCCACAACGGCTGGCTCAACCTGCAAATTGACATCACCGACGCTACCGGCAATCCGCAGGTGTTTCGCCAACCTGTAAGGGTGAACTGATATGGCTTTTACCGCTCCCGCCCTCGACACAATATTGCAGGGCATCCTCCGTGATATTCGTAACCTTCAGGCCGAAGCTGATATCGGCCCGGACAGCGACAACTATGTACGGTCGGCCGCTGTGGCGTCGGCCATTGAAGGGCTGTATCAGAAGCTGGCCTGGCTTTACCGCCAAATCTTCCCTGACACCGCCGATGAGGAAGAGCTTCTTCACGCGGCCGGGCTTAGGGGCGTTTTGCGCAAAGACGCCGTCGCGGCCACCGGGACTGTTGCCTTGAAGGGTTCGCCGGGTGTCGAGTTGTTAGTGGGCGCGACCATGAAGCACGTTGTCACGGGCGAGCAATTCACTGCCAAAGCTGGCGCGAAACTTGGTGTCAATGGCACCGCTTCGGTATTGGTTGAAGCACAGAAAGTTGGTGTGGCAGTCAACAATCTTACGGGAGGCCTGATTCTTACCAGCCCACCCTTGGGCATGGATTCGTCTGCGGCATTCATCGGTAAAACTGCTGGCGGTGATGATCAAGAGGCAGTCGAATCTCTGCTCGCCCGCTTTTTAGACATTATCCAAACGCCTCCGGCCGGAGGTGCTGCTTACGACTTTCGCCGTTGGGCTCTGGAGGTTGATGGGGTGTCCGAAGCCCTGGTAATCCCTCGGCGCCGAGGCGGAGGGACCGTCGACGTGGTTATCACAGCAAGTACCGGACTACCTTCGGCGGAAGTCATCGCCGCCTGTTTGGCGCACTTACAGGAACAATGCTCGGTCATCGCTGATGTCTGGGTTTATGCCCCTACTATTCGTACCGTTAACGCTGCCGCGAATATTGAGTTAGCGCCCGAGTACTCCATGGCCGATGTCCAAGCGGCGGCGCAAAAAGCCTACACCATGCTTCTCAATGCATTGAAACCGGGCGATACGCTCAAGCGTTCGCAGATTGAAGCCATGATCAATAACTTGGCCGGGGTGCTGGATCGAGCTGTAACTAGCCCAGTAGGGAACGTTAAGGCATCGGAAAACCCAGCCGTAATTGGTTGGATTCGCCCAGGGACGATCACTCTGGGGCTTATGGAATGACTACTCTCGCCGACCAGCTGCGACTCCTACTTCCTCCAGTCTCTTACAACGGCGCTGCGCCTTATCTCTCGGCCACGCTGGAGGCAGAGGCTAATGCCATGGATCTGGCCGAGGGCCAGTCAGGCGTGGTCTACAGCACCATCTTTCCTGACACGGGCGAGGGGTTGGCGGACTGGGAGAGAGTGTTAGCCCTTCCTGATCCATGCCTGATTGGGCAAGCCCAGACAGTTGGGCAGCGCGTGCAAGCAGTCGTAAGCAAGCTGCAAGGCCGTGCAGGGCAGAGTAAGGCCTTTTTTATATCCCTGGCGAAGTCCATGGGATACGACATCACCATCACCACTTTTCAGCCAGCCCGCGCAGGACTGGCTAGGGCTGGCGACGCAATTAATGGCGGCGACTGGTCCTTTGCCTGGCGTATCAATGCGCCCGCTGTAACGGCCATTCACGCCCGCATCGGAAGTACGGGCGCAGGCGACCCACTGTCTGCATGGGGCAACAAGGCCCTTGAGTGCCGCCTTAGCCAGATGAAACCTGCGGAATCCATTTTGCTGTTCGGTTACGGAGCCAACTAAATGCAGAAGATCAGCGACAGCACCAATACAGCGAATGCTGCGGGTGAGTTCACCGAAGGAAATCCGGGGGCAGGCGTTGCAGCAACACTCCTAAAGGCCAGTTGGTTTAATGCTCTACAGCGTGAGCTTGTAGGCTTGGTCCTGGGGGCAAATATCGCGCTTAATGTCTCGGATGATGCTCAGGTGCTTAAAGCCGTCAAGGCCTTGGCAGGTGCTGCCAATGACTTTCTGACGATGAAGAACAAGCCGTCGACCCTGGACGGGTACGGAATTTCTGATGCTTTGGCGATTGGGCAGTATGGTCTCGGTACGACCAAAGCTCCGGCAATGGGGGTTGATACTGTCGGGTTGCCCAGTGGCTTCTATTACTTCGGGGGTGGAGGGACCACTTTCGCTAACAATGTAGGTCTGGTCAACATTCCTTATGCTGACAGTACCTATGCCGGTCAGATCGGGTTCCAGCAGGGGAATAATGAGCCACGGATTTTAGTACGCGGCTGTAAGACTGCGAATACTTGGACCCCTACTAGGGAGCTGTGGCATAGCGGCACGTTTGACCCGTCCTCTAAGGCAGACAAGGCCACCACGTTGGCCGGTTATGGGATCACCAACGCCTATACAGCGCAGCAGGTCGATACAGAGTTTTCCAAAAGAGCCCCGCTCATTAGCCCGGTTTTCACCGGCACGCCTTCCGGCCCGACGGCAGCTCCTGGCACCGCCACCAACCAATTTGCTACCACTGCTTTTGTTGGAGAAGTCGCAAGCGGGAAACTTCAAATTGGTCAGTACGGCCTGGGCGCCGGAGTTGCCCCAGCAATTGGCGTGGACACAGTTGGCCTGCCTGGCGGCTTTTATTACTTCGGCAGCGGTGCAACGACCTTCGGTAACAACGTTGGCTTGGTTAACATTCCCTATGGAGCGGGTACCTACGCCGGACAGATTGGTTTCGTTCAGGGCAATACCGAGCCTTTAATCCTGGTGCGAGCATGCAAAGGTGCAAATACCTGGACAGCTACCCGCTCACTTTGGCACAGCGGCAACCTTGATCCGAATCTCATTTTTCCCACGGGTACAACCATTCAATTTGCGGGAGCCTTCGCGCCGTCTGGCTTCTTGAAGGAAAACGGTGCGGCGGTTTCTCGCACGACCTACGCAAATCTGTTCAACGTGATTGGAACGAACTACGGGGCGGGGGATGGCAGCACAACATTCAACCTCCCGGATAGCCGTGGCGAGTTCATCCGGGGGGTGGACGACGGCCGAGGGGTAGACCCAGGACGTGCCATGTTTACTTGGCAAGACTCCGATAACAAAGCTCACAGTCATCTATTCGGTGCCACCCACAACAACAGCTTTGGACTCAGTGCCACGGGGATTGCCGGGGTCAGCCCTGGCCAGGTGCAGTACGCAACAGCATCTTCAGGTGGGTCCGAGGCGCGGTCGCGCAACGTCGTCCGAGTAATGTGCATTAAATATTGAGGTGATTTATGACTGAATTGACACCGCCGCTTGTGTATCAGGCTCACCCGCTTACAGGGGAGTATCTAGGCTGCGCCCATGCCGATCCTGATCCACTGGAGCCAGGCAAGTGGCTTATCCCAGCTATGGCCTTTACCGAAGCCCCGCCACAACCTGAGAAGGGGCTCGCTGTGGTGCATGTGCCTGATGGCGAGCAAGTGTGGGGCCTCATGCCTGACTTTCGTGGTGACGTTTACCGAGTCTCGGATGGCCGGGTTGTCGTATGGGAACGATTCGGCCCGTTGCCCGATGATCTTACGGCCGAGCGTTGCCCTGGCCCGTTCCACTCATGGCAGGACGGTAAGTGGCAGCTTGATAAAAAGGCTGAGATCGAGGCTTTGACCACTCTGGCGCTGGTGGAGCGGGACAGGCTGTTGGGTGATGCGACGACGAGAATAGCCCCGCTACAAGACGCCGTAGACCTGGGAGATGCCTCCTCGGATGAGGAAGCTGAGCTGACAGCATGGAAGCGCTACCGTGTAGCACTTAACCGGGTCCAACAGCAGGCAAGCTTTCCAAGAGTCATTGAGTGGCCTGCGGTGCCAACCATTGCAACAAGTCCAGTCGCCTCATAGATCGGCGGTGCCAAATGTTCCGCGTTGCGGTGCCAAATTCGGCGCGCGCTTACAGGGGGGCAAGCCCCCTCACCACAGCAAGCCCGCTCCCACATCTGGTTTTATTCATTCAGTTTAATCGTGCTAAAGCCCATGCCAGAGCCTTTTCTCGGCTTATAGAATCTTTGCTCTAAAAATGACTATTAGATATTCTTGAGTCATGTTTATGACCGTAGGGGCCTCTTTTGGCTCTAGGCGGCCCTTGGCAAAGCTGCTACTCTCGGCGCGCTTTGTGACCTCTTGGCCTGCTTTTAACCGCCAGACTCACCCAAAAACAAACAAATAATAATCGCATCAAATGCGATGAATGAATTCGCGTCGCTGAGGAGTGGGCTTCCATGATCGAAGACTTTTGGAAGGATAAGTACCCCGCCGGGATTGCTGCAGAAATCAATCCAGACGAGTATCCGAATATTCAGGCGGTACTGAAGCAGTCCTGCCAACGCTTCGCCAACAAACCGGCTTTCAGCAACCTGGGCAAGACAATCACCTACGGTGAACTGTACGAACTGTCCGGCGCCTTTGCCGCGTACCTGCAACAGCATACCGACTTGCAGCCCGGTGATCGAATCGCCGTGCAACTGCCCAACGTCCTGCAATACCCGGTCGCCGTGTTCGGCGCCATCCGTGCTGGCCTGATCGTGGTCAACACCAACCCGCTGTACACCGCGCGGGAAATGGAACACCAATTCAACGACTCCGGTGCCAAGGCCCTGGTCTGCCTGGCCAACATGGCGCACCTGGCTGAAAAAGTCGTGCCCAAGACCTCCGTCAAGCACGTGATCGTCACCGAAGTCGCCGACCTGTTGCCGCCGCTCAAGCGCCTGCTGATCAACAGCGTCATCAAGTACGTGAAGAAGATGGTCCCGGCCTATCACTTGCCCAAGGCGATCAAGTTCAACGACGTATTGG